TTAGAGGCCCGTCAAAACGACTACAAGGACGAGGTCGTTTTAGCGATTCTCACACTGCCCATTTTGGTGCTCGCCTGGGGGGTCTGGTCGGACGATCCAGCGGCTATGGATAAAATAAAAATTTTCTTCGAGCATTTCGCGGCACTGCCGACATGGTTCACTTCACTTTGGATACTTGTCTGCGGAAGTATTTTTGGTATAAAGGGTACACAGATATTTAGAAATGGAAAAAAATAATGAGTATTGATAAACAGAAAAAATTAACTAAGGGTAAAGGGTGGGAGCTTGTATTCGACCCAACTATTACAGATCCACCAAAACCTAAACCTCCTAAAGAACTTAAAGAACTTAAAGAACTTAAAAAACAAAATTTTAAGAAAGGTGGAAAAGTAAAATAAATAATGCCTTTTAAATCGGAAAAACAAAGACGATTTATGCATGCTAACCACCCTGAGATCGCAAAGCGATGGGAAAGAGAGTATAGAAGAGGTGGACATGTTAGCCCAAGTATTAAAGCTAAATGTGGACCCGTTAAATTATCTAATCCAGGAAATAAGAAATTTATTTAAATGGATCCATTAGTAGTTGTTGCTAAATTACAGAAAATTTTACAGGAAAATCTTCAACGTATTGGAGACACCATGATTACTGGAGGTGTTGACAATATGGAGAAATATCAGTATATGTTAGGACAAGCACGTGCATATCAGTACGCGCTTCAGGAAATCTCAAACCTGCTAAAAGCTAAGGAGCAAAAAAATGAGCAAGGAAACGTTATCGACCTCGGAAAAGGAAATTCCAAAAATTAGGAACGCCTTAACTGAAAAATATCGATCGGAAGAAAAAGAACCATTAAATCCAGAAAATATTAAAGATCAAGCTCACCAGCTACCCGAACCTAGCGGCTGGCGACTACTTGTATTGCCATTTACACCTAAAGAAAAAACTAAAGGTGGAATTTTAATTGCGCAAGAATCATTAGAAAAATTACGTATCGCTACAAACTGTGGCTACGTTTTAAAAGTAGGACCGTTGGCCTATTTTGATAAAGAAAAATATCCAACAGGACCGTGGTGCAAAAAAGGAGATTGGGTTGTTTTTGCACGTTACGCAGGATCAAGATTACCCATAGAAGGCGGTGAAGTACGCTTATTAAATGACGATGAGGTTTTGGGTAAAATAGATAATCCAGAATCCGTACTTCATAATATTTAATCATAGGAGGAACTATGCCAGACAAAGAAGAAAACAAAGAACCAAAAATAGTAGATATAGATACTTCGGGACCTGGAGCTGACGTTGAGCTTCCAGAAGAAAAAGTAACAGAAAATGTGGAGGTTGTAGATGAAACTGTTAAAGACAGTCCTAAGCCCGATGACACATCTGAGAAATCTGATGTCGAGTCTGATGTTCAGGAAAGTAAACAAGAAACAAGCGACGAGAAACCAGAAGAAAAGGAAGAATTAGAACAATATAGTGAAGGCGTTCAAAAAAGAATTGCAAAACTAACCAAAAAATGGCGTGAAGCGGAAAGACAAAAAGAAGCCGCTATAGATTTTGCCAGAGGTGGTCAAGTAGAACTTTCTAGTTTGAAAAGCAGACTGACAAGATTAGAACCTAGTTATGTCAGTGCAATGGAGGATAAAGTTGTAGCTGGTTTAGAAGCAGCTAAGGCAAAACTTGCAGCAGCAAGAGAAGCAAATGACATTAATGCGGAAGTGGAAGCGCAGAAAATGATTGCTCAAATTGGTGTTGAAGAAGCAAGAGTTACTACTTTAAAAGCACAAGCTGAAGCAACTAAAGAGAGGATGAAACTATCGAGGGGAACACCTTCCTTAGATCAAACTTTAGGACAAACACCTCCAGCAGATCCAAAAGCAGAAGCGTGGGCTGAAAAAAATCCATGGTTTGGACAAGATTCAGCAATGACGTATACTGCTTTTGATTTACATAAAAAACTAACAGAACGAGAGGGGTTCGACCCAAATACAGATGAGTATTATGCTGAAGTAGATAAAAGAATACGTGTTGACTTCCCGCATAAATTTGATAGAACTGAACCTAAGGAATCGACAAAAGTTACACAAACAGTAGCGTCAGCGACGCGAAGTGTAAAACCTGGTCGCAACACTGTGAGACTCACATCCTCAGAGGTAGCAATCGCTAAAAAATTAGGTGTGCCACTTGAAGAATATGCGAAACAAAAACAATACACGAAGGAGGCGTAAAGCATATGAGTACAGATAAAAAAACTTCCCGTGCGAGTCAAACTAGAGAAAAAACTTCTCGACCAAAAGTTTGGACTCCACCATCATCTTTAGATGCACCCACTGCACCAGATGGTTACCATCACAGGTGGATAAGAGCCGAGTCAATGGGCTTTGATGATACAAAGAACATGGCAGGCAAACTGAGATCAGGATACGAGCTTGTAAGAGCTGATGAATATCCAGAACAGGATTATCCAGTACTGACTGAAGGGAAATACAAAGGGGTCATCGGAGTTGGCGGCCTATTGCTGGCTAGGATATCGACAGAGCTTGTTAAATCGCGCGATGAGTATTTTAATAAAATAACTCAAGACAAAGACGACGCGATTGATAACGATCTTCTGAAGGATCAGCACCCAAGTATGCCTATCAATAGTGAGAGGCAGACTCGTGTAACCTTCGGTGGAACAAAGAAGACCTAATTTATTAGCGATTCCTAATCCAACGAATTAATATAAACCGTGACTGGAGGCCTTTCGGGGTAGGTCACATTAGGAGAAAAACTATGGCAAATCAAGACGCAGCTTTTGGTTTCAGACCTGTAAGATCTCTTACAGGTGGACAAATCAGAGCGGAAGAAGCTAATATTGCTAATAACTACGACACAGCTATTTATACTGGTCAAGTAGTTGAAGCAGTAACAGCGGGTGGTGTTGAAGCAGCAACAGTCGGAGACGTGCAACAAGCAGGTGTTTTCGGCGGTGTGTTTTATACCGACCCAACAACAAGTAAACCAACATGGAAAGCATACTATCCAGCTAGCACAGCAGCAGCTGATATTAAAGCTACCATATACATGGACCCAACCATTGTGTTCGAAGCACAACACGATGAAACTGGCACAGCAGCACACAACTTTGCTTCTGGAAACTTTGTAGGTACGAGTGGAAGTACTGCTACTGGTCAATCGACTCAGGAACTAGATACATCTACATTTACTACTACTGCTTCAGGACTGAAGCAGATTGGTATATCCAAAGATCCCGATAACAGCGATGAGAGTACAGCTAATGCGAACGCGTACGTTGTGTTTAACCAAGAAGAAAATGTATTTACATTTAAAACAGGTATATAGGAGAATAGGAGATAAATTATGGCTATATCACGATCACAACTAGTAAAAGAACTAGAGCCAGGATTGAATGCACTATTCGGCCTGGAATATAAAAACTATGCAAATGAGCATGAAGAAATCTTTAGCAAAGAAAATTCAGACAGAGCTTTTGAAGAAGAAGTTATGTTATCTGGATTTGGAAATGCTGGGGTTAAACCTGAAGGGTCAAGTGTAAACTATGACGCAGCGACAGAAACCTTCACAGCTCGTTACACGCATGAAACACTTGCTTTAGCTTTTTCAATTACTGAAGAAGCAATTGAAGACAATTTGTATGACAGAATTTCTTCTCGTTATACAAAAGCATTAGCTAGATCAATGGCTAACGCTAAACAAGTTAAAGCAGCAAATGTTCTTAACAGAGCGTTTAACAGTTCATACACTGGCGGAGATGGTTTAGAACTTTGTTCACTAGCACACGTAATCGTGTCTGGTACTGAGCAAAATGAACTAACTACTGCGGCAGACTTAAACGAAACTTCATTGGAACAAGCACTGATTGATATCGCTGCTTTGACTGATGAAAGAGGTTTAAAAATTGCAGCTAAAGGAAACAAGATGATTGTTCCTTCTGCGCTTCAATTTACTGCTGAAAGACTTTTAAAGTCTTCAAACAGAGTTGGAACAGCTGATAATGACATCAATGCAGTTGTGTCTAAGGGAATGATTCCACAGGGTTATACTGTGAATCACTACTTAACTGACACAGATGCTTGGTTCATTAAAACAGATGTACCAAATGGACTAAAACATTTTGTTAGAGCACCAATCAAAACTGCTATGGAAGGCGATTTTGACTCTGGTAACGTTAGATACAAAGCTCGAGAAAGATACAGCTTCGGCTGGTCTGACTGGAGAGGTATCTTCGGATCACCAGGTGCGTAATAAATAATTAATGTGGCGGCCTTAAAACCGCCACATTTCA